AGGTTTAGTACTAAAAAGTCCTAACACTCTTTCAGAAAAGATAAAAGAAAGAATGTTACAAGCCTGGAGCATTAGATATAATCCGAACACTGGAGGAAAAAGACCTCTCATCTTAGATGGAGGTTTAGAAGTAGAGCCAATGTCTCAGATTAATTTTAGAGAGTTAGACTTTCAAGAGTCAATAAAAGCAAATGAAAGAATAATTTTAGAGGCAATGGGCATACCACCAATTTTATTAGACGGTGGTAACAATGCAAACATAAGACCAAATCATAGACTATACTATTTGGAGACAGTAATGCCAATAGTAAGAAAAATAGGATATGCTTTGGAAAGATACTTTGGGTTCAATCTTGCTGAAGATGTAACAGGTATACCTGCTTTACAACCAGAATTAAGAGACCAAGCTGCTTATTATGCAACACTAGTGAATACTGGTATTCTTAGTGCAAACGAAGCTAGAGTAGCTATGGGTAAAGAACCTATCGATGGATTCGATGAACCTCGAGTTCCTGTCAACTTAGCAGGTTCATCAGTCAATCCAGAGGAGGGAGGACGACCAACTGAGAGTTCTCCAATAGAGGAAGAATAATATGACTAAAGATATGATGGTAAAAACTTTATCCGAATATTTTACCAAAAAAGGTGGAGTTATGGATTTAGTTGAATATAAATCACAAGGTAATGATGTTCCAATTAAAGATTATATAGTAAGAAAATCTTTTGGTTCTTGGAACAGAGTTATATCAGTGATGAATAAAAGATATCCTGTCTCTGTCGCTCCTGTTGAGGTTGAAAAACCTAAAGCAGCACCTAAAGCAGCACCTAAAGTAGCAGCTAAGAAAAAGGTGAAGGTGGAGAGCAAAGATGGCGAATAAAATATTTCACTGGACTAATACTTTTAAAACACTAGGCGAAACTGATGATGGTGGAATAGACATCAAAGGTTCTGCAAGTACAAATGCACTAGATAGAGCTGGCGATATAATCGAAGCAGAAGCATGGACAAAAGGAGGATTGGAGAACTTTAAAAGCAATCCTGTTCTACTTTTTAACCATGACTATAATAGACCTATCGGTAGAGCAACAGGTTTAGAAGTAACCGATAAAGGTTTAGAAATCTCAGGTAGAATTTCTAAAGCAGCAGGTGAAATAAAAGATTTAGTAAAAGATGGTGTCCTTGGAGCGTTTTCTGTCGGCTTCAGAGTCAAGGATGCTGATTATATGACTGAAACCGACGGATATAAAATAAAGGACGCGGAACTTTTTGAAGTTTCTGTAGTATCAGTACCTTGTAACCAGGGAGCAACGTTCTCTTTAGCAAAGTCATTTGATAATATGGAAGATTACAACAAGTTTAAAAAGCAATTTATAAAGGCTAACTCTGCAGAAATAGCAGACGCTGTTAATGTTGAGCAGCCAAGCGGGGAGAAATCCCAAACAATGGAGACTAATATGTCAGAAGAAAAGAAAACTCCTGAAGTTTCCCCTGAGTTCGATCTTGACAAATTTGCAAAAGACGCAGCTGAAAAAGCTGTGGCTTCTTATGCAATGAAGCAAGCAGAACTTAAAGCAGCAGAAGAAAAAGCTGCAATGGAAGCCGCTGAAAAAGCAGCTGAAGTTGAAGCTAATGAAAAGGCTGTTCAAGAGGCTAAACAGGAAGAACAAAAATCTGTTATTGAAGCAGGTTTATCTGGAGCTGAAAGACTTATGTCTGATGTTGAGAAAAGAGTCAATGAGAAGCATGAAGACTTATACGGTGTTGTTAAATCATTAGAGAAACAACTAGCGGAAAAGTCAGAAGAAATCATGAATATCAGAGAGTCAAAAAGAATTTTCTCAGATAGACAAGGTCAAGGCGACTGGAAAAAAGCTTTCGAGCAAGATATCATTGATGCAAAATTTGCTGGTCTAGCGACTGGTAAAGGTTGGGACAATACATATGCAAAATCAGTTATGCAAAAAGTGAACGAGCACTCAGGTGTTCAAGTATCTTCAGGTGACTTTGAGCAAATCGTTTCAACAAACATCGAAAGAGATATCCAGAATGAATTGGTGTTAGCACCTCTATTTAGAGAAATACCAATGACTTCTGCAAACATGATTATACCTATCCTACCAGACGCAGGATATGCTGAGTTTGCTTCAGGTCAAACTGCTAGTGGTTCTTCACCACATGGTAATTTGCAAGAAAGAGGCGACGCATACAACCCTGGTTCAGCAGGTGGTGTTGATCTAACAGAAAGAACCCTTTCAACTAAAAAACTTATTTCACAATCTTACTTAGGTAATGAAACTGAAGAAGATGCAATCATGCCAATACTTCCTTTAATTAGAGAGTCAATGGTTAGAGCACACGCTAGAGCAATCGAAAATGCTATCCTAGCTGGTGACGATGCTGATGGTGCTTTTGGTACCTCAGGTGCAGCTTTTGAAGGCTTACTACACTTAGCAAGAAACGATTCAGACTACACACAATCAGGAACAGCTTTTGCTTCTGATAAGATTGTAGCATCTGATCTTTTAGAAATGAGAAAAAATATGGGTAAATATGGTGTGAACCCAAGTGAAGTAGTATATATTGTTTCACAGAGATCATACTATGAACTACTAGAAGATGCTGAGTTCCAAGATGCACAACTCGTCGGCGACTTAGCAACAAAACTATCTGGTGAAATCGGACAAGTGTTCGGTTCAAGAGTTCTTCTTTGTGATGAATTCGCTACACCAGCAGTAGATAAGTTCGCAGCTATCGCTGTCAACCCAAGAAACTATGTAATGCCAAGATTAAGAGGCGTTACAGTCGAATCAGACTACGAAGTAGCAAACCAAAGAAGAGTCCTAGTGGCTTCACAAAGATTAGGCTTTACTGATCTTATCGATGGTGCAACTTCTAAGTGGGGTTGGATGTATAAAGCTAGCTAATAGCTTACAGATCTGGAGGGGCTTAGTCCCCTCCAACTTTTAGAGGAATTATGGCAAATTTAGTAACATTAAGAGAATACAAAGACTTCGCAGGACTTACTGGCGTAGGTGAAGATGCTAAGTTAAATGTTATTATACCCTCTATAAGCCAAGCAGTAAAAACATACTGTGGAACTAGTATTGTAGATTACTACTCTAGTGATAAAGTTGAATACTTTGATATAACTAACGACATGACTTATCAGATAATGGTCGACGAAAGTCCGCTCGTAAGTGTATCAGAAGTACAAGAAAGAGATTCTCAATCTGGAACATATACTACGTTAATTAGTGAAGATTCAGATGGCAGTGGAAAATACGATTATGTAATAGACACCGAAAGAGATTTAATTACTAGAACTACTTCTACTGGAGACAAAATGTTTCCAAAAGGAAGAAAAGCAGTAAAAGTTACTTACAGAGCTGGATATGCTTCAACACCTGCAGATTTAAAACTTGCATGTTTTGATTTGGTAAAGTACTACTTAAAAGATGAAAGAAAACAATCTTTAAGTATAGCAGGGGCTCAAATTAGAAACCCTGTCTCTACAACTATAAGAGATAACATAGACTTTCCAGATCACATAAAAAGAATTTTAGACTACTACAAGGTGTATAAGTAATGAAAGCTAAATTTAGTTATAAGACTATTAGTAGTGGAGTAAGAAAAGGAAAGTTACTAAGTAAAATAATAGATGAAAATGCTGGAAAACTTTTAACTACTACTAAAAAGATTAGACAAGCTACTCAAAGAGAGCTAGATATACAGGTAGATACTACCAATTACTTTTTTACTAGATTAAGAGAGACATTTAAATTATTGACTCCTTTAGATATACAAAATATACAAAGGTTTGCAGAAGTGTCTACATACAGTGAATTAAGAGGTGCTTTAATTGATTTATCTGGTGCATTGAAAAAAGCTAGTTTAGGGGCGCCAAAGGGTTGGGAATTCGATCATACAAGTATGATGCCAATAAATCAATCTTTATCTCTTACAGTAGTATTACTAGTAGAAACAATACAAGAGATGGAAGCTGGTACTCGTTATAAAGATAGTAAAATTGGACAAAATAAAACAATTGCTAATACAAGTACTCAAAACTTAAAAAGACTTGCTAATGAATTGAGATCTTTAAGATTTATTGCAGAAAAGATGGCAACAAACTGGACATTAGGTACAAGTCCAAAAGATTTAGCTAACTTGATTAAAGATCAAAGCGGTCAAATAGATATAGCTAGTTTAAAAGAAAAGGATTTAGATTTAAGA